TGCATCAATCTCCGATTGGTAATCAAAGAACTCTTCTCTTTCATGTTTCAGTAACAGCACTTTGATTCTGAAATCAGATAGGTGACCATCCTTAATCAGTTTATCTGTTTTGATAACATGCTTACACTCACCAAACAATCCTTCCAGCACCCACTTATGTGTAGCAGAACCATCTAGTGTTCCAGTGAAACCAAACCTATACTTAGCTTCATGTAACTTAGTCATGATGCCAGTAAGTGATTTAGATTTAAACAAGTGTGCCTCGTCACCAATCACACAAGAGAAATCATCAAACCATCTCTTGGGAAACTTGTAGATAGATTGCCATGTGGAAATGATAACTGCTTTCTCAACATTTTTATCTTTACCACCATAAATTTTATGGCAGTTCTCTTCTACATCCCAACCATAATCTTCAAAATCTTTATACATCTGTTCCACCAGAGAAGTAGTAGGAACAATGATAAGAGTTTTCTTTCCTGTCTTTTTGTATTCCGAAGCATAGTAATAACGCACCAAAGAATAAATCATCAATGATTTACCTGATGCTGTTGGTGATAGTAGCAACCTACGATTGTGTAGCAATCCTTCATACACTGCTTGAACTTGATAGTCGCGTGGCGTATGGTTGGGGCACACAACTCCCATGAAACCTCTTACACCTTCTAGTGTAATATGGTCATTGTGTTCTTCAACATCTCCGTAGAACTTATTTGGTTTGAAGTCAATTGAATAGTTTTTGATTCCACACCATTCTTTGAGGTGACTGATGAGACCACAATAGAGTTCTCCTGTTCCTGGAGAGTATAGGCGAATCTTTCCATCCCACACTCCACTCCTATACTGAGGCATGAACTTAGCATTAGGGATGTCGAATGTGAAATAGTCAGAGAGTTCGTAGTGTACATGTGGTTCTGCATTAATTGTCAAGAAGATATTGTTCTTCTTTGCTACTACCAGATTTGACATTATGTGTTTCCGTTAATAAATTTCTCCCATTCAATAGCGTTTTTAATTTGGAAACTTCTGTTGGAAATCATCTTTAAAATATTATCCAAGAAGAATAGTGCCTTATTAATAAACTCTATTTTCATTTCGATGTTAATTAAATCTTGGTCTGCTTCGAGATAAACTTTCATCTTCTCGGAAGTTTTGATGGATTGCCCAAATGGTTTTTCTTTATATACCTCTGGGTCTGCTTCACCTTGATAATATTCTCGTTTCTCTTTGAGCTTCATACGATATTGGAATTCCAATCCCGTCTTCTCGGTAGAGAAATCTGTGTAGAAGTTTAAGTATTTATTGTGTTGGTAAGGGATGTCTAGCGAGATTTGTGCTAGGTCTGCTGAGTATTGCTTGCTTTTAAATTGGAAATCTATATGCGAATCTTCTTGCCATTCTGATTTAACATGATCAAAAAGTGTTTTCAAATCTTCAAACTTCATAAATTAAATCCTTTTGTTTTGCTTATTAGTAAATCTAAAATCTGTAAATTTAAAAGTTGCTGTTGCAGTTAAGTAATCAACATCTGTATCAGCAACATTAAAATCAACTCCCGATAAATCAACTGGAAATAAATCATCATAATCAATAATAATATTTGCGTTAAAATTACTATTCAATATAATTAATTGTCCCTGTGAATATTCTGGATCTGATTGAGTATCCATTTCATCTGCTAAATTATTTTTTCTAATCCATTTATGAATAGTTAAATAATTTTGCATATCTTCATCTATGATAAATTTTAAACGAAGATCTCCATAAGTAACTCCACCTGATGCTGCAATAGGAATACCTCTGAATCTAGTTGGCACTTCAACTGATGGAGCACTGATATCTGGTATGTTAGCTTCTTGACAATAAAAATCAACACCAGCATATAATGCCAACTCCAGTTTAAATCCAGTTGGAGCAAGGAAGTTTCTATTTTTTGGTTGGTCGTTATACCATTTTGATGCCATAACTAAATCCTTTTCTTGTATTTATTCCCATAAAAAAAGACCCCCCGTGAGGGAGGTCCAAAAGAGTAACCTGAAAATCAGGTAAGGTTGATAACCTTAACTCTTCTGTAATACTGGTTAGTACCAGCAGTAAGAGTTGAACCGTCTGGAGTTGCACCAGCAATACCACCAGATTGAGTGGTTGAAACGAATGGGTTGCTGACCATGCCGTAACGAGTCTTGAAGCCAATCTTAGGCTGGAAGGTGTCTGGGTTGATCGAACGAACCATTTGGAGGGGAACGTATGGGCAATAGAAGAGACCAGCATCATAAGGTGATGTGCCCTTATAACCCATGACGTAGTAGTGCTTAGCAGCAGAACCCTGTGAATAAACAGGAGCACCGAATGGGTCGATGTAAACGCGGATACCGCCTTGGAGAACACCAGCGAATACGTTACCAGTGTCATCAACATTCAATGAAGTGTTGAGAGCAGGTGCGTAGTCAAGAGCGCCAGCAAGGTTAAGAGCTGAAGCAACGTCTGAAGAACAGATAACAAAGTTACCTTTTCCTCTACGTGTCAACTGACCAATAGCATTAGCATCGCGCTGAAGTTGGAAGAGCATACCCTTGAACTTCTCTGCCTGCCAACGACCGTTTGAGTCAACGTCAAGGTCGAAAGTACCAGGAGTAGCAACGTCTTGTTGAGCACCTGCCTGAGCAACGGTGTAAACAGTACGGATGATCTCTCTGTTGATTTCAGCAAGGATTTCGCTGGAGAGAATGTTTGCTAGTTCCTGCTCAGCATCAAGACCATGAATAGCCTTGAGGTCTTGTGCGAGTTCTAGAGTGTAGTCAGCTTTGAGAGCACGGGTCTTTGCAGTAACCGAAGTCTTCTCAATGCTGAAGCTCATTTCACGGAACAGAGTTCCTGCTTCGCCTAGAATTTCAGAAGTCTCACGGGTCATGCCGCGAGCAACTTCGTAAGCTCCAGGTGATGCATCGTTAAGAACTGCAGGGTTGTTACCATCTGAGGTTGAACCACCAGAAGATGAAGTACCGTCAGCATCACGAACAGCATAAGCAGCGCGTGAAGCATCTGAACCAGCAGAGAATCCTGAATCTGGTTCGTAGTAAAGTGCCTCAGCACCACCACGATCTTCGTAACGAGCTCTCATTGCGAAGATAAGTCCAGTAGGACCGCTCATTGGTTGAACACCAGCGATGTCATAAGCGACAAGGTTAGGCATCGAACGGCGGATTAGGCTGATTAGAATTGGATCGAAACCAGCAAGTCCTGTTGAACCTGAACTTGCGCTAAGAGCACCAGTTCCAGCGTAACCGCCAACGCCACCAAGGCTGTTGACTGATACTTCGTTTAGCATTCCGTACTCTTCACGGACTGCTTTTTCTTGGTTTTCTAGCAGGGCGGCGGTAACTGCTCTACGGTATGGATCTTTGATCTCATTGAGACCAGTTCCATTAGCGTTAAGGACAGGTGCCCACTTTTCCTGCAAAAGTCTTGAATCTGACATTTGCTTTAAACTCCTTTGAGTGTTTGGGTTTTAATTATTTATAGAAATGATTACTGCCAGCGAGCGAGTGTCTTGACATATGCCGCCATTGCTGGTGACATATTCTCTTGACCTTCTACTACTGCTTCATCAGAAACTTGCTCAGTCACTACATGCTTAGGAAAGTAGCTGCTAATGAGAGTTGCGACTTTGTTCTTGAAGTCTTCTTCGGAAACAAACTCCACTCCTTCAGCAAGAGAAGCAAGCTTTTCTCTTTGGGTATCAACTAGACCTTCGCTCATTTGATTGAGTACGACGGTTTTGTGATAACCAGCGAGTTTATTATTAAGTTCAATATTACGCTCAAGTTGTTCGTTGAGGCGACCTTCCATTTCACAAAGCTCCTCAGTCATTGTTTCTACAACATTGACTTTCTCCGAAGGGAGATCGAGGTAGTTTTCTTCAAAAACTTTTTTGAGACCACCCATGAACTCTTCTGCAATCTCAAGTTTGAGACCTGCATCTAGAGCCACTTGGTTCTCTTCTACCCAAGTAGTGATTGCGTAGTTGAGTGTTTCATCAACTTTACTTGCGAGTGTCGCAATCTCTTCTTGGAGTTTGGCAGAGAACTGCTCTTCGAGTGAAGAAGCGATAGCATTTACTTGCTCTTCGATTCTTGACTTAACAGCAGCTTCGAAGATTGTTGATGCTTTCGCTTTAAAATCTTCGGAGAACTCTCCACCTTCGGTAAGAGCAGCAACATCTTCTGCAGCAGAATAGTTGATTGCTTCCATACCAAATACTTTTACTGTGTTCTGAGTCGTTGACTCAAGACCATATCCAGATTGCTTAACCGAAGGTGCTGGGTCTTGTCCCTTACCTCTAGTTTGAGCATCGCTAACTTTTTTGATTCCGTTAGCAGCTTTAGCGCCTGGATTTTCTTCGCCTTCTGGATCTTCAAAATCCGAACCACCATTGTCTACTTCTGATTCAGAAGGAACAACGGAAGTTGGAACTGTCGGCGCAGGATCTTTTCCATTGCCTCTGGTTTGAGCATCGCTTACTGCTCCACCGACTGGTTGCATGAACTGACTACCAGAAGATTGACCAGGAACAATTGAAGGAGAGAGAGCACTTAGTCCAACTTCTGACTCAGTTACAAGCTCCTCAAACTTTTCGTTTAAGTTTAGTGACATTTGAGATTCCTCGTAAATTCTACTATATGTTTATTCTATAATTATTTATTAAATTACAAACTTTGTAAGAAATGGTTAAACACTTTTAACGACCTCTCTTCAAGATTTTTTCTGGTAGATTCAGAAATATATCTTTTGTATTTAGCAACATTTACTTCCTTGATGATACCATTTTCCCATACCCACTCTTTTCCTTCCATAATTCCGTTAACAAATGCATCAGGTGCGGAAGGATCTGAAACAATATCTGCAGCAGTTGCTAGCATGAAATCATCACGAACATAGTTTGCTCCGTTCTTCTCTTCGATAGAACCCATGCCTCTAGATGAAACACCAAGTTTAACTCCATTCTCTAAAAGATTCTTTGCAATATCTCCCATAGGAGTTGTAAGAATTTGTGCCTTACCAATGAAATTACTTCCTTCTGCTTTGAGAGAAACAATTTTATGTGAGACGCGATCAAGATTTACAGTAGGACCATCAGGATGTCCTAGTTCACCAAGGGCACGACCAGCACCAACATACTGCTCATTGTATCTACCAACTTCGCGCTCTAAAACGCCAAATGGATATACACGACCATTGCGGTTTTTGATATCTGCTTGAAGAAAAACTCCTTCAATATACAAATTTTTTCTACCGTTTGATTCTTCTTCGAGAACTTGTACGTCCTCAAAATTGCCCTCGGTGATTAACTTCATTGCTCTGTTTCCTCTGGTGATTCGAACTCTACCTCCTCTTCTGGAGAATCAAAGAATGACTTAGCAACAATCTGCTTATAGTCTCCCATTGCTTGTGATGCTTTTCCGTAAAGGATATCAGCAATCTTATCTACGGCGGCGAGGCGGTTGCCATCGCGCACGGCATTTACAACTTCAATAGTGTCCATTTAATTTAACCTTATAATAAACTATTTATTTTTCTGATGTTTTGGGTTTAGATGGAGCAGCAGGAGCTGGAGGTGGTGGAGGCATTGCTCCAACTTCCAGTGTTGCTGCATTCATTAGATTGGTGTGGATAGGATCGGGAATCTTACCTTCAGCAATCTCCTCAGTCATTTGTTTGGTAATCTCATCATATTCAGTATCGGATTGCATTAGAACTTGCTTTCTGACATATTCAATAGAATAATATTTACCCAAGAAAGGATCCAGTTGGGTAGCAACTTGTACACGGTTGCCCATAAGTTCTGCTTGCTTGAGTTCTTCAAAATGATTATCAAAATGATAGTCATATTGGATATGCTCTTGCATCTCCTCCCAATCTTCTGGGGCAATAACACCCTTTAGAATAAGTTGAGTTTTGAGCATATCGTGGAACAATACGCTAAACTTCTTGCGAAGTCTTCCAATCCACTTGGCAAACTTAAGTTCATCGCGCAAAATTTCAGATGAACGACCTAAGGAGAATCCTTGGTTGGCATCATCCAAACGTGATGGTGGAAGGTTTAATGAGTTATATAGTTTCTTTTTAAAGTATTCAACATCCTTCAACTCTCCCAGATTTTGACCACCAGGCAGAGTTGTGATTTCAGTTCCTCTGCCACCTTCACGACGAGGGAGCCAAAAATCTTCAAGCATACTCATATGCTTCTTGTCGTCACGAATCTCACCAGTCTGTGCATCGTAAACAAGTTTGTTTCTGTAACGCGCCATTGTCTCGCGTAGGTATTGCTCTGCTTTTACCTTTGGTAGATTACCTACATCGATGTAGAAAATTCTTCTTTCTGGTGCGCGTGACAAACGATAGATAACCAGCGCATCTTCAATCATGCGAATCTGGTTTAGTGATTTAATTGCCTTGTGTAAGAAACTCAAGACCATCTTTTTGTTAAGATCTTGAATACCTGATTGAACATAAGTGATGGCATCGTTAGCAATCTTGACGCCACTTGTTGCGTTATTAACGTCAAAGGTTGAACTAATGAATCCCTTAGGATTATACATGTAGTAATCAATATACTCACCAAAATCATATTGGTAAGCAGTTCCTTGAATTCCTTGTAAATTTTGTGCTAGTTTTGGATCTTTATTTTGAACTCTTACTTTCTTGATTCTGAGTGGATCGATGTATCTGAGTTCAAGAATACCTGCTTTAGGATTAGCAAGATCAACAACTTTATGATAATATAACCTACCATCAATATACCAAGTTCTAAAAATTTCATGAGCTCTGGTATCAAAATGCAATAGACGTTTTATATAATCAAACTCTTCTCTAATTCTTTTTTTAATTGGTTCGCCAACTGGCAAATTTGAAAGTTCAATAGATACTGGTGAATCATCCATACCAGAATTTATTGACTCATTAACAATTTCATCAATAGCAGAGTCAACTTCTGGATGCATTGACATATCACGATAACGCCTAATGAGGTCAAACTCATTACGCGCTACGCCATCGATATCTACATACGAACCAAAATAACCACCTGCTACAGTAGTTACCGCGTCATCAGCTGCAGGAGGAATTGGAGATTGCCCTTTCAATTCCTCCTGTTTACTTTTAATAGAAAATCCAAATAACTGACTCATATTTTAAATATCTCACTTACTTATACTGTATTTATCAGGAGATCAAATTATTATATTCAGGAGCATTAGTTCCACAAGTCCAGTATTGGAGTTGGAACTCAACTGTGAAATCTTCAATTTGGTCGTTGCTATCATAAGCAAGATCAATTTGAGAAACGTTGGTTGGGAAACATTGAATCAATTTGTATGTTCTTAAAACAGAACCACCTGGATCTGTAACTGTTGCATCTCTTTCGAGTTGTTGTACTACAATATCAGCAGTATAACCATCATTTGTTTGTGGTCTGATGAGTTCAGCAGTGTTTGCTTCGTGAGCATTCATTGCTCTCATCCAACGCTCCATAACTCCACGAATCTTGAAGTCTCTATCTCCAATGAAAGTGGCAGTCCAAGTATCGAAGGTTCTGTCTCCTGCAATCTTAACTGTTCTTCCTCTGAAGGGAACTTCAATTACTCCCAAGTTTGAAGCTGGTAATGCTGCTGATTTACAAAGTAAATTTGTAAGAGCAGCATCATCTCCAGTCAATTTATTTGCTAAATTATTTGGAAAGTTAAAATTGACGTAAAATAAATTAGGTTTTACGCCTTGATTAATCTTTGATAGAAAATCTTTTACGTTGCTATTAGCGGCCATTGTTTGTTACCTCTGTATTGAATGTTTTATGAATAATAATTATTGACCAGTTACTTCAGCAAAACTTACGCCAGATCTAGTAGCAACAAAAGTAACAGTAATGTAATTAATTGATCTTGCTGGTTTCATGAAAATTTCAGCAACAAATTCATTTCTATCAATAACATCTGCAGTGTTATTTGTTTCATCACATACCACTAGGTAATCGGTAACTCCTCTCTTGGATTTAACTTCCGAGAGATATGAATTTGCTGCGCTTGCAAATGCAGCTCTTGTTGAACCATCATTTAATTCAAATAAAACTCCTCTTGCAAGTTGAGAAATTCTTTTTTCAACAGCAAGGAATAAACGACGAACATTAATTCTATCAAATGAACTTGGTGTAGAAAGAGCAGTTTTATCCCCAAAAAGAATTGTTCCTTGTCCAGGGAAAGAGGTGATAGGATTAATTCTTTTTTGGTATAATTTATCTCTATCCGTTTTAGTTGGTGTGTATGCAAGTTTAACAATGTTCAATAGATTACCACGATTCAAACCAGCTGGTGAGAACCAATCTTCTAAGTTGGCAGAGGTTTGTACACACAATCCAGCAACATCTGCGTTGCATGGAATGAAACGATACTTATCATTGTATCTATCATAAACATATTTGTATCCACTATCAAAAGTTGCATATGAAGAAGATGTCAATTGATCAAAAAATGTAATAATTGCATCTCTTTGTGCGCTTGTTGAAGTTAAAGTTACAAATCCATTGTGTGGTGAAACAAAAGCAAGACAATCTTTTCTTGTGGAAGCAGTACTCATTACTTTAGTTGCTTTTGTAACTTGATCTGCCAAAACTGGGAGACTTCCACCACCAAGAATAAAATCAATATTGATGTTTTCTACATCAGCAAATAAATCATATGCGTCAGTAATTACTGAACCAGTTGTGGTTGTGGGATATGCACTAATTCCACCAGAGAAAGTATATGTGGTATTTCCAACGCTCAAACCTGGACCACCAGCGTAAACATATTGCGATTTTTTGTTGATAACATCAACGTAATATCTATTTGCACCTTGGTCATCTGTTGTGCCAGATGTTTTAGAAGTATATAAAAATGTTTCTAAAACATTATTATCATAATCCAAAACTGCAATGTGTACGTCATCTGCAGTTGCTGGTTTAGCAGCAACAGTGTTCCACTTAGTTGTGCTATAAAGATTCAACGTGTCATAAGTAGATGAGTCCATCGAACCATCAACTGTAACAACTTTGATTCCTGTTTTTTCGGTTGAATTTGCCCAGATACCAGCAGTACGAGCTGCAAATTTCCATGTATAACTAGAATAATTTGCTTCAAATTCTGCTGATGATTTTACCAAAGGAGGAACAATGCCAGTAGTTGTTACGCGAGGATAAACTTCTGATAAAGTTGATGTTGTTGCTGTGGCAGCAAATGTGAGAAGAGTTGCGGTAACTACTGCGCCAGGTTGTGCTACAGCAGTTGTTCCTAGTTGTGCTCTGGATACAATAACTTGGTTGCCTTCGACTGCGGTAATTAATACAATTTCATTAGCAGTGTTAGCTCCAACACCACTGTTTGTGAGGCGGAAGTATGAACCAACTGTAAAACCAGTGGAAAGAGTTAAGTCAACAATTGTTTCTGTAGCATCAAAAGTTTCATTAACTACAGTTGTAGTTGCTGAGTTAGCATATGTCCATTTGGTTACTGTTGCTCCGTTAGCATGTTGTACAGCGGTTGAACCCAACTGAGCTCTAGTTACAGTTAAACTTTTTTCTGAACCAGTATTTGTAATTGCTGATACTAGGAAATATTCATTGTCTACTTTGACCATATCGGTAGCAGCAAATGAAGCAGAAGCAGCAACATACAATTTAGTTGCGTCTGATGTTGTACTTCCCGCATCAGTGATGGCATTTTTTAAAGATGTATCAGCAACTCTAACAATCTGAAGTTGACCGCCGTAATCTAAAAATGTTGAAGCAACGAACCAATCTTCGTAGTTGCTATTGTTTGGTTTACCGAAAACAGTAACCAATTCTCTTTCGTTTGAAATGCTAGTAATTGTTCCGACTGGACCCCTCTCAAAATTACCTACTAACGCAGCAGTATTTGACTGTGCATTAATAATAGTTTGAGTAGTTGCGTCACGCTCTCTAAGAACAATTCCAGGTGATACTTGACCTGCCATGTTTTTCTCCTCGTGAAAAATAGTTCATTTTTTATCTAAAAGTATTTATTAAAAAGTCACTTTCAGTATCCGAACATGTATCTTACATCTTCGTGTGGATTTCCATATCCATCGGTATACCAAACATTTCCGTCTTCATCAATAATTTTTTCTTCGTCATCCAACCCA